GATGATACTAATATCTTACATGAAGAAACAACATCCGCTTCGAGTGAACAGACTGGCTACAGTGTCACATGGAGTGGTACCCGACGTGGGAACGATGGCAAGCAACGAACTTGGTATGTCAATAAAGAAGCTGTACAGTATATCAACTTCGTGCGTCAACTCTATCCAAACTACAATGATGTAGAGATCGACGAAGACTTGTTCAAAGCACTGAACGCTGACCCAAGCACACGTAGTACAATGGTCGTTTCAGCTGACGGGCGTGTCAACAACCCAATTCGTTTCCTCCGTAGATGGTTGAAAATGCAGTTGGAGGATGTCAAGTTGGGCGCTGAGAAAGCCTTGCGGTGGAAAGGTGCACAAGGTACAGAGTGTACTTCCACTCTGGTGAAGTATGAGCAACGTGTGGCAGCCACACTTCAATACTATGGGATGATCTTAATATTTGAAGAGATCAAGAATCAGATGACCACACCAACAGAAGTTCCTGTCATCAAGGCAAATTTTCAGAGAAGGGAGCGGGAGGCCATGGCTGTTATGTAAGACTCCCTTACAAAGAACTATCAATACAGGGTGACCTGAGTATCGGTTCCCCATTTTTGTACAACAACGAGTTCACGATTTTACAAGGCGCCAAGTTCTTTAAAGATGGTTATCTCAATTTCACGGATTATCATGATGGGAAAGAGGGTGTCAATTCACCTGCTCATCCATCATTCGGTGAAGCAGATGCACGCACTATTTTTGGGCCATCAGTTGAACACAACGGACGTATATATGCTGTCTCCAACGTCAATCTCGGCTTGGGATTGATGCGTCAGACTGGGTCGAGATTGCCTAAGGAACCGGGTGCACATCAAGCTTTGCAAGAGGCTCAACGCACATTTATCACCGAACACCAAACACAATACACGTCATTGCGTTTCTTATATGCACCATACTTCGCAGGCTTCACCAACACGATTGAATATGCGCGGGAACACGCTAGTGATCAGCATCCAAAACGTATGCTGCGTGAACAAGCTCTGCAGGAGCTTGAAGAAACCACCGAGATCTACGCACATCTGTGGTTCCCTCGAGCCAAGAATAAGGTTATCAATGGTGTCTCATACTTTGACCCACGCGTTGTACTATCAATGAAACGTGACGAATGGGCGAAACCTGGTAAGAAACCACGTACCATCGGTGACTTTGGTGTGGCTGCATCTTTGCAGGGGGCATTTGCAATGGACATCCTCAAAACCGCGATGTCAAATGAGGACTTCCATTACTTAGGTGGTATTATGAGGTTTGTCAAATCGCCGGCACCAGACACTTTAGATGAAGCATTTGGTGAATTATTGAATTCTTCGCACAGGTTTGTCTTGATTTACTTCTCCGATGATTCCTGCCTTGCCATCCGATCAACCACTGGTGAGTGGATAATTGCAAATTTAGACATCAGCTCATGTGATATCTCTCATACTCCAGAGATGATTCGAGTTTTGTTGGACATCACACCAGAACACGCTCACCCAACAGTTACAGAGTTGATTGATCAATGCTCAATTCCAATCGAAATTCGCAATGTGACAAACAGGAAAGAGAAAGTAGTGCTACAACATAAAGGACCAGCTTTGTCATCAGGTTCCACGATTACCACAGCTATCAACAACGTTGGTTGTATCAATATTGGAATGGCAATTGCCGAATCGTCTATCACTTGTGAGGATGATATTGTGAAAGCAGCAAAATTGGCAGGTTATATTGTTACCTGTGAACGTTGTCATCAACCTGAGGACATTCAATTCTTGAAGAACTCGCCGATCTTATGTACTGACGGTCGCTACCGATCTACTCTCAATTTGGGGGTCATTGTGCGATTATCTGGAGTCTGCAAAGGTGATTTACCTGGACGCGGTAGCATAATCCAACGTGCACGAGAATTCCAATCCGCTCTGATTGCCGGTGTCGCCGTCGGTTGCAATTACACAGTCATCAACAGTATGCGTAAAAGCGCGTGTACCAAGGTTCGCAAGGTGATCGCTAAGGCTGTCGACTCACAACGTCGATACAACGATCTCCCGCGATCCGGTGCACAAACCTTTCTGGACAGTAGCATTTACCTGCGCTACAACCTCGATGGTTCGGAGATAGCTGACTTCGAGCATTGGGCTACATGCGGAGTCGAGATGCAAGCACGCGGAACTTGGTTTGACAAAGTGTTAGGTAAAGATTAC